GGACTCTCCGGGAAGCCCGTGTCGATCCCTCGAATCTTTGTTTGTCGTCTGTGTGAAAGTGGCCGTATCGCTGGCTCGCCCGTTCCTCGATTGACCGCCCGCGCTGCGGTTACCAGAGTATCTGCTTTCTGATCGCGCTGTTCTCCGCAGGCACAGGCGTTTACTTTGTGGCGTCAGCTGTAGCCCATAAGGCATTTGAGGCTCCCGCCAACCCAGCTGCCGCACAGCCCGTAATTCCCTCAAACGTGATAAATAGAAGGGATGCTTCACCCCATGGCGAGCGATTCATTCGCCATGGGGTGAAGCAGACCGCTATCACGGAATGCCGATTTAGCTTTTCTTGATCTTTTCCCATTCACGCCTTGCGCTATCGCGCAGCTCATCTAAATGAGTGGCTAAGGTCCTGGCATCCACCAGCCAAGGCGACTTCTGCGTTCCGACGCGAAATGCAGGCACCGGTAGCGCGTGCCGCGCAGCGCGTTTCGCCGCTTCTTCTGGCCTGAGTCCAAAGAGATGGCAGCATCGCACCAGAGGAATGTGTGCCGTTTCGTACTCCGCGAGTAATGCGAAGAAGGTGTTCATAGCGGTGCCTCCTCTTTCATTGCCCCGACGTCACCCACGGCGTACCTCCCGGGGCCGCTTTTGTCGAAGGCGGACAACCCGGTCTGTGGCGGGCTCTGGTAGAGCGAGCGCCATTTGCGTGTAGCGGCGTCCCCATTCCGCCTCTGCCAGGTCCAAGGTGGCGTGCCGGGCCGTGGCACGGCCGCACGCGCATTCCAGGCTGTGCCGCGCGCTGGGAATGCTGTAATGCATGGTTTCGCGCTTGGTGCGGCCGCGGTGTTCAATGTGGCGCGGCTGGGTGTGGCACGCGTCGCAGGGCAGAAAGCGCCCGGGGCGCTCGCGATGATGAACCTGCATCATGGGCACCTCAGCGCGGCAGGAAGGGGAAGAACGTGCAGGTAGCCAGCACCAGGCCGGCCAGGAAGGCGACAACCAGCTCCGGCTCGCCGTATAGACGGCGGCGCCCGACCATGCGAAGCGCCCGTAGGCCGCGCAGAACGGCCCAGGCAGCGCGCAGGGGCATGGGGGCGGGGATCGGGCGGTAGCCGCGCGCCACGGGCTCATGGCGTCGCGTAGACTGTGCCCGGGGGCCGGGCACCGGCGTGATTCGCATCGTTTGCATGTCTGTGCTCCTTCGGTGGGTGTCAGGCAGGTGCGTGGGGAGTGCTGCAATCACTCCCCCGGCCCCCGCCGCTGGTGGGCCGGCGTCGCCGGCGATTCGTTGGGCGCGCGCTGGAAGACCCAACACTTGACGGTGCGGCCGCGCGCCTTGTCGGTCTGGTCGTGGAGCCAGAGCGCGCTGTTGACCGGCTTGAGGTCAACGAACTTGCGTGAGCGCGACTGACGCAGGTGCTTTTTGAGGTCGGCGGGCGCCGGAATGTCGAGGCGGCGTTCGCGCGCGACTTCCTCGAAATGGTTGAGGTTGATCGCGATCTCGTTCGGGTTCCGGCTGTGATTCAGATGTGGGCCGGTGCCGAACATGTCATCGAGGTACTCGAAGCGCTCCCAGAACAGCTGCACGACCTTGTGGTCCGCGCTGATCGAGGCCTGCCGCTCGATCGCCATGTTGAGGATTTCCCGGGCGACGGACTGCTGTTGCTCCGGGGTGAAGTTGACGATCGTCGATAGTGCCGCGAATAGGGCAAGCAGCTGCGCGTGGTTCTTCGCGATACGCGTGGTCTTCACTCCTTCGTGGGCGAGCAATTCCAGCTCGTACACCGGGGCTTTTTCGGCCACCGTCTTGAGCACCACGTCCTCGTGCCGCGTCGCGAGGATGAAGAAGTAACTCACGGCGTCGATAGGCATGCGCTCCAACTCCAGCGCAGCGGCGCGGGTTTCCGCCGTATGGCCCGAGCGATCGACGGTGAGGCTGCAGATGCGCTGCATGATGGCCTCGCTCGCATCCACCTTGGCGTTTTGCGAAATCACGATCGTGGCGCGGAAGGGTGGCTCCCGTGTCTCATTGCCGGCGTTTTTGACGCCGAGCGCGCGCACACTGCGGCCGTTGTAGGCCGTCTTCAATTCGTCCCAATCAAAGGCTTTGACCTTCTTGTCCTCGCCGCTGTCGCGGTCGCTTTCGATCAGTACAACGGGGAGGTTGGACACCTGCGCGAAGTTGCGGGCCCGAGCCGCGAGCGTGGCTTTGGACGGGTCGAAACCCTCGTAGTCGCGACGGCCCACCAGTTTCCAGAGGAACTCGATTAGGGTGGACTTGCCCGCGCCGGCCTCGCCCACCAGCTCAAGAAAGGGGAAGCTCTTGTGTTCCTCGCGGATCTGCTCGGCAAAGAGACTCCCGAACCAGAACGTCAGCGCGACGAGGCCTTTGGCGCCAAAGCATTTCCAGACCAGCGTTACCCAGTCGTCGCGATAGGCCTTGCGATCGCGGCTGATGGTGAGGGTAGGGGAGTGCGTGAGCGTCTTGATGTTGAGCTTGTCGATCTCGAAATAATCCTCGTCGTTCAGCTCATGGACGGCCCCATCGCGGATCGCCAAGTCGCCCATCACGTAGGTGCGGTGCTCCTTGGCGTAACCCACGAAATCGATGGTCTCCACGGTTTTGATGCCGTAGAGCTGCTGCTTGATGATGCGGTCCAGCTGCTGGCTGGTGCCGGTGAAGACGGCGCCGGGCGCGATGCTGAGCAGGCGCTTTTTGAACTCGCTGGCACTGGCCAGGCTGCTGCCCGCGAAGGTGTTCTTCACCGGCCGGCCGCCATGCGGGAAGGTGACGCGGTAGTAGTACCAGGATTCGTCCGTGACCTCGTTCGCCTGGTAGTACAGCGGGACCGGGTTGCAATTGGCAATTTCAACGATGTCACACGATTCGGCGAGCGCCGCGTCGCGCCGCTCGTCTTCGGCCATGTCGGCGTCCTTGTCCAGCAACTGCTGCACCGCTTTGTCGTAGGCCTTGATATCGAGATCGAACCAGTACAGGCGGTCGTCGTAGTCGAAGAAGAACGTCGCCACGCCGGTGCGTGCGTAGATGAGACGGGCTTTGTCCGCGGCCGATCGCGCGATCAGTAGCGAGCCCTGGTAGCGGTACTCATCCAGGTCTTTCGGCGTCAGCCGGTCGGCCAGATGCAGGTCGCTCCAATCCCGCTTGCTGCGCGTCGTCTGCTGGATCGTGGCCGCTTCGCACGTCCATCCATCCTTTCGCGCGCGCTCCACCCATCGCCGGGTGTAGTCGCGGCCGGCGGCATCGCCATCCAGCGCCCACACCAGCGTCGGCCGCTTGGTCGGCCGCAGCTCGGCGAGCGTCCGCAGAAAGGTGGCCGGGTAGTTGTTGCAGCTCATCGTCGACACGGCGGCGATGTCGTGATGGTCGAGCGCGGCGGCGTCAAAGATGCCTTCCACGAACCACAGTTCTTTGACGTCACGCAGGCGGTCGGTGGTCAGGGTCGGCGGCGTCCAGGCCTGGCCCGTGTAGCTGGCACCCGGTGCGAAGCGCGCCTTCATCTTGCCGAAGCGGTGGGGGCGATCGATCAGGCGCTCCCAGTAGCCGCCCCCCGGCAGGGAAAAGCGGATCGTGGCGGAGGTCGCCTTGGTTTCCGGGTCGCGATACCACTCCTGCGTGTAACTGCCGCGGATCCTCGCCAGATTGAAGCCGCGCGAGCTGGACAGGTAAGCGTCCGCGGCCGCGGTGGGGTTGTCGTCGGTCTTCTTGAACCGATCGGACCATGCGTCGAAGAGGTCCGGGAAAAGCTCCTTTACCGGCGCCTCGTAGCCGCAGTTCTTTAAGCGGCCGCATCGCACCACCCAGGGCGCGTCGGCGTTGATATACAGCTCCCGCTTGCCGCAGCTTGGGCATTTGCCCTCGCGCATGTAGCCCTTACGCGTCTTCTTGAACTCGAACTCGCGATTGAGGCTGTCGAGTACATCGCGGCGCAGGTCCGCGCCCATTTCAACGCGCATCGACGGGGCTCCACAGGTCGCCGCGGGGGCCACACAGCGCTCCCATGCGGCGCATCACGTCGCAGCTGGTGCCGGCGTAGGTGGCGAGGTCAATCTCGCGGCGAGCGCCGTCAGCGTCTTCTTCGCGCAAGGTCGGGGCGCAATCCGGCGGCAGCGTGCAGGCGTGAATGACGCCGGCCAGCAGCGTATGGAAGCGGCAGGCTGCGCAGTGTTTCAGGTCGTTCATGCGCGGCCCCCGTCCACGGTCAGGCAGAGCGCATCCGCCGCTTCGCAAAGGCGTGCGTACGGCAGGCTGTAGCTGGTGTTTCCCAGGCGGAGCATGGGCAGGCCGGCCGTCGTAGCCACGGCCTCGCTGGCGTCGCAGCTGGTGACGGACGAGCAGATGCCGCGTACCGACAGAATGGCCGTGATGCGGTGGCCGGATCGCGAGAGGCTGAGCTGTAGGCCCGTGGCCGGTTCCAGAACGAGGGTGGTCATGCGGTGCCCTCGCCAGAGGTCGCGGCCTGGCGCGCGGCGATTTCGGCCGTCTCGATCGCACTGGATAGTCGAAGGTGGAGCGCGCGCAGCAGCTCGTAGGCCGCGGGGCCGTCGATCATTTCGGCGTGCATGGCCGCCGAAATGCTGGCTGCGGCCGCGAGCACCGCGTCGTTGGCGCGATACAGCTCGGAAAAGGCGTTCTTCAGGATGAGGCGACGAGCGCGCAGGGAAGCGCGTGCAGCACGAGTCCGTGCAGGCATGGGGCAGCTCCTATTCCGGGTTGAGCCCGTCGCCCCGCTGCTAAACAGGGTGACGGACGGCGCGGGGTTAGCAGACCGGGGGAATAGGAACCCGGCAGGGCCGAAGCCCTCCCCGCGCCGCCCGCCATAAAGCGAACTGCGCTGCGCGCAAGCGTGCGCCGATAGCGGGCACGAAAAAAGCGCTCGCATCGATCGATGGGCGCCTGCGCGCCTATTCCCTTTCGGGCTGCTAAACCCGGTCGCCGATTTGGCGGCGACGGTTGAAGCATCGCTCTGTGCGTGGGGCGGTGTCAACGCTGGTTCGTCGTGCGGTTTCATGAGGCAAGCCGAGGCCGAGCCGGCGGCCCGTGGGCCGCCAGGGAAGTGGAAGGAAGACGTGGGGCGTGGGTTAGGGCGTAGCGGCCCTTCCGCAGCGCATAGCGGCGTGCTGGGCGTCTGGCAGCGTGGCGCGGTGCTCATCGGCCAGGGTCAGAAGCTCGCTCGCCGTGAACGCCACCATGCGGCCTGTGCGTGGGCTCATCACGTACACCACGCGGCTGGTGCTGTGGTTGATATCCACGTAGGCCGGACGCTCGCGCGCCTGCAGGGCCGCCAGCGCGTGGATGGCGTCGTTGGCCGCTACGCGGTGGCTGATGTCATACCGGTCCATCAGGGCGGCGGCGCATCGCGAGACGAGCTGGGCGTCGTCCAGGTGCTGGGCGGCATGGTCCGCCATGAACTGCATGGCGGCCTCGAAGCGCGCCTCGTGCGTGTTCTGCACGTCGTTGTCGATCTTCAACGGCACGGTGAGTCCCCCTGTCAGTTGAGCGCCGGCGGCGCTGGGTTGTGGCTGGCCGGTGCGGGCGAGGCATCCGGTGCGGTGGGTGCGGGAGTGGGTAGCACCTTCGGCACGATGATGTCGTTGCTACGGCGCTCCACGATGGGCAACGAGACGTCCGCGGAAGGGTTCAGGCTGGGAACCAGGGTCCGCACGATGCCGAGGTGCGCGACGAAACGATGGCCGCATTCGGCGTTGACGCATTGCAGATAAATCTCGCGGACGGTCGCGCTGAGTTCGCGCGATGTCATCGTGATCGCTCGCTCCCGGCAATGGGGGCATCGGATAACCAGGCGGCTTGTGCGCATTCGTTTAGCCCTCGTACACCGCTTCTGAGATTTCTTACTGCGCCTGGCCGGCAGCGGCGGCCAGCTTGGAGCGACGCGCGGCCTGGCCTTCCAGGTAGACCGAGAGCACATAGGCGGCGTCGCTCTTGTCCTCCGACCTTGCCCATGCCTGGCACTCGGCCAGTTGTGTGGGATCCAGGCCGATACCGATCCGCTTCCGTTTCACTGCTGCCCGCGGCGCGTACGTCCGGGTGCGCCTAACAAGGGAATTCCTCATGGCGATGGGTTACGATGCCGAAGTGATACACAATTTGAACGATACCTCACATTTTGAGGGATCGCAACTCATTCCGAGAGAGGCACACTCAATGCGTGTGATCGGCCCGCCCAAGGTCAGCGCCGAAGCCATCGTGGCCCGTATGCGTGAGGTCGTTGGCGCCAAGAACGACGCGGCTTTGGCCCAGGCTCTCGGCCTGGGTGCCAATGCGCCAAGTAACTGGCGGCAACGTAATAGCCCGCCCTACAACTTCTGCGCCGCGCTGGCGCAGGCCACAGGTGTGTCCTTGGACTGGCTGGTCTTTGGTGAAGGCGATCAGACCGGAGAGCCGTCTTCTCGGCCAGTCCGGGTCGGCAGAAGCGATGGCTCGCCTTCGGCTCGCCGAATCACTCAATTTGTGGATGAATGGGATGCTAGCCACTCGGAAGACGAGACGATCTGGCTGGAGCAGCATCTCAAGCGTACGGTGCCCGAGTACGCCGCTTGGCTCTCCGATCAAAACGCGTAGGACATCTAAGGGGGAGGTGTGCTCGAAGCGATTAATGGCATTGTTGCCGTTCCCCTG